GGACCGTCGCAGATATAGATCCCCTGAAAGATCGTTTTGGCGCTATTTCCGCCGCTCCCCCAATATCCGTCAGACTCATACAGGAAGAACGCACCCGCCGTCCGCGTCCGCCCGAAAATGAAACTGCGCGGCGTGTCGGACTGACGCACAGTCTTTCTCGCCGGGACAGGGGGCGGCCCCGCCTGCGGCGGCGCAAGCTGCGGCTGACCGCCGGCGCTCGGGCGCAGGAGATATTCGACACCGATCAGCGCCAGCGACGCCGCTGCACTGAAGAGCGTCCCGGCGCCGATCCCAATCGCGCTAGCAGCCGCCACGCCAGCGCCGACGACAGCCGCGCCCGCCGTAAAGACGGCCCCGGCAACAGCGATGATCGGAGCAACTATGGCCGGCAAGGCATCCCCCACGAAACGATGATCTGAGCCCGCCCGACGAACTGGCGACCGAACGCGCGGGCGACGCAGAAGCCGTTATCCAGCGCAATGGCGAGCAGGGGCTCGGCCCCATCCTGAGCGATCAGGCATATGTCCCCGGGGCGCGCAGGGCGCTCCACAAGGCCGATCTGTGCCGCCGCCCACCTTGCCCCCGCCTCGGACCCGTTCACGCGCCACTGGCGGCGCGCGGCGCTCTCTGACGGCACATCCGGAGCGCCCTGATCCCGCAACCACGCGGCGACGAGATTGTAGCAGGGCGCGGTCGGCGTCCCGGCCGTGCGGGCGAATGCGACGGGATTCTTCACCATGTCCAGTAAATAGTTTGTTTGCCGTTCAGCAGCGGCACGCGCTGGAAGATCGTATCGCCGGGATATTTCCGCTGTTGATCCGCATCGCTCATCATCGCCACGGGCGGCATGTGCTTGGAGAAGAACAGCGGCTCGGCGCTCAGGGTCACGAGCATCATCCGCGACTCGCCATCGACGCTCAGGGTCGCCTTGTCCATCAGATAGAGCTCGGCGAGGAAGGGCTTGTCGAGCAGTCGAAAATCCTCATCGAACGTGAGGAAATAAATCCCGCACCGACGCCCCGCAATTTCGTCTGCCTGATCCCGCACAAGCGCCATCAGCGACGGATCGAGGCCCGTCAGGGTCATCGTCACGGGATCGACGGAGAGCATCGACGAGCCCTGCAACCCGCTCACCTGTCCGAATTCGCCAAGGCCCTGCCAGACATGCCCATCGGGGTCGGTAAACGACCCCCGGCCCTGCCAGAGCCACATTGGCTGCGACGCGAAGTCGAACCACACGCCCACCGAGGCGCGCACCTCGCGCCCGGTGAGCATTTCCTCGACGGTTTCAGGAAAATAGAGCGTCACCAGCCCGCCTCCACAAAATCGAGGGTCATGAAGGTAACTTGCCGGGCATCTGTCATCATCGCCGCGCCGCGCGAGTCAGGCGTCAGGTGGGCGAGCACGCGCGGGTCATCGATCTCAAGAACCGTCCCGACGACATAATCCGCGCGCAGCGAGGGCCAGATCGTCCACGCGGAACCGTCGATCTCTTGGATCAGATGGACCCGGCCATCCAGCTCGAAGAAGTTGCCGACGGTCAGGGGCGAGACGCTGGAGTTGGTGACGCTGATCTTGCGGGAACCCTTCGCGCCGGCGGCGGCAAGCACGCAATCGCTCGTTCCCTGCACGAAGACTGTCGCATCCGAGAACGTGGTCGCGTCCGAGAACGTGGTGGTCGATTGCGCCGGGCGCGACGTGATGAAATCGGGCTTCACATAGACAGGCAACCCGAGCGCCGCGACCCGCAGCCACAACGGGCGGAAGGCTGGATGACGCCATGAGCCATAGAGGGCGACGCCCTCGTAGCTGATGGCCCATCCTCCCGCGGAACTCGCGACGACCTGTTCCCGGCCGTCGAGGGGCTTCGGCCCCTTGAACAGCGGGCGATCAATCGTCGCCGTCGCCTGACGCGGACGGAATTCGTCCGGCCAGACCGGAATCGTCGCATCGCGCATTACATCGACCGCCTTTGGCTATTGGCGACAATGCCGGGGATCTTCTGGTTGTTCGCCTCGATCATCTTCTGCATGACGATGATCCATTCCCCGCTTGGCGACTGCTTAGCTTGCACATCGGCGCCCGCGTAATTGTGGATCGTCACATTGCCACCGCCGCCCCCGCCTTGCAGCGAGACGGGAATCCTCTTCCCGTCAGGGAGCGGGACATAGGCTTCCGGCTTCCGGCCTTCCCCGAACATCGCCAGTTGCGGACGGTCGGCCACGCCGCCGTTCGCATAGGTCATCAGGGGCAGCGGGCCGGCGCTGGTCATGATCCCGCCATTGGCGAACCCGAGCATTTTGCCGACGCCGGCAAAAAGCCCCCCGAGCATCCCGGTCTGCGACGAGCCCGACTTACCGAGCAGCGCGTCGATCCCCATGTCGAGGGTCTTATCCAGCAGCTTCGACGTCAGGCGATCGAGGACGCCGAGCATGGCATTGGCGGCGCTCTCCCCGCGCCGGAACGCATCGACGAGACTCGCCCCCAAATCTTTCAGGGCCGAGCGCGTAACATCGAGGCCGTCGCGGAACTCTTGCTCTTGCCGATTCACCTTTTCCGCTTCGACGGCGAGATCCGCATGCGCCCGGGCGTAAGCGTTCATCTGCTCGACCGCCTGCGGGGTGATCTCGATCCCTTCCTTCACGAGCTGGTTGTATTTTTCCATGTAGGCGGAATCGAACGAGCTATCGAACGTCGATTTGCCGATCCCCGACTTCTGGACGGCGAGCATTCGCTTCTGCGCCTCCATGTCCTGCATCGGGGCGCCGAAGGCGTCGTAATTGAACTGCTTGTTGAGGGCCGCATAGCGATCCGCCACACCGGACGGGACGGCGCCATACTGCTTTTTGAAATTCTCCGCCTCGATCCCGATCTGCGCCCGGGCGCGCTGCATGGGCGACAGGCCAGCAAGGGCGAGCTGTTCCTTCGCCGCATCGTTATAGGCCCGCACCGCCGCATTGACGCGCCCAAGCGCGTCCGCGCGCACGGCATCCGCCTTCGCGGCGGCAAGCTGGCGGTCGCCCGTCTCCCGCAGCGTGTCGGTATAGGTCTGTTGGGCCTCGAGGTCCGCCTTGGTCTGCTCGTTGAGCGTCGCCATCGACTTGGAGCGCGTCTCGGTCGCCGCGCGCACCTTTTCGGTCTCGGTGGCGAAGTTCTGGAGCTTTACGTTCGCAATGTCCTGCGCCTTGGAGAAGTCGGTCATCGAGACGCCGAGCTTCGCCAGCGCCGGGCCATTCTTTTCGGCATTCTTGAAAAACGCCGTCGCGTCTTCGAGCGTCCTTTTGCCCCCGATCTCGGGAATGAATTTCGTCACCCGGTCGGTGATCTCGATGCTGTCCCGATTCGCCTTCTGCTCCAGCGCCGCGCGTTGGGCGCGCGCGCGCTCCGCCGCCATCTGAGCGCCGCTCTTGGGCGCGACGAGGGCGCTATCCAGCGCGCCGGCAATCGTCTGGATAGGGCTTTCCAGCCCCGACCGGAACAGACGCCACGCCTGCGTGAGGCTCCATGTCGTGTCGGTCGTTTTTTTCAGCGAGGCGTCGAACGCATCGAAAAGCGCCTTCTGCGCCCCGAGTTCGTTCCCCTGTTCCTTCAGCGTCCGGATGTATTCTTTCGTCTTGGCATCGAGGAAGCCGAGCCGCTCGTCCAGCAGCTTCGCCCCTTCGACCGGGTCCGAGAACGCCTTGGCGAGTTCCTTCAGCGCATCGGCCTGATCCATCCCGAAGGCGTCCGCATACCGCTGGCTGCGCGAGACAAGGCCCGGGATGAGGCTCCCATTGATCCGGCCGGTCGCCGCCAGCGTCGCCGCCGACTCGATCCCCTGCGACGGCGCCATGCCGCCCGCAGAGGCCCCAGAGAGGCCCGCCTGACGCAGTTGGTCGGCGGTCAGGCCCGAGAACGCCCCCGAGCCATTCACGGCGCGCTGGAGGCGCGTCTGCTGGCTCTCGAACTGCATCAGGGCGAGCGTCAAGGCCCCAACCGCCCCCGCCAGCAACGTGACGGGGTGAAGGACGAAGCCGGTCACAACCGAACCGAATTCTTTGAGCGCCGCCGTCGCGCCGCCCCGGCTGGAGGCGAAGACGTCGGCAATCTGCCCGCCCTGCTGTGCGAGGACGGTCAGAGGGCTTTGGCCCCCATAGAGCGAGACAGCGACATCCTGCCCCTGCCGGGAGAGGTTCACCCATTCGTGGCGCGCGAGGCCTGCGGCCTTCGCCGCCTCATTCGCCGACTGAGACATCCGGCGCGTCATGGCGGTGGGGTCGCTCATCCCGCCGGCCTTCGACATGGTGGCGGTCATCGACGCCGCCTTCTGCATCGACTCGCTCAGGTGCTCGAACGCCGCCGCATTGTCGTTAACCGCCCCCGAGAGCTTGTGATATTTGGCCCGGGCGCTCTCAATCGCGGCAAGCAAACGCTCAGAGACTTGCATCCCCTCGCGGCGCGCCGCATCCGCCAGCCGCTCGCCCTTTTCGACCTCGAGGAGCGCTTTCGCCGCCGGGGTGAGCTGGCCCCGCGTGTAGGCTTCCATCTTGGAACCCAGGCGCGTGATCGTCTTCTCGACGGTCTCTTCCTGCTTGACGAGCACCTCCGCAGCCGTCGCAGCATCTTGCTGCGCATCCGCCATCTTGCCGAAGTCGGCGGTCGCTTCCTTGACGCCCACAACCGTCATCTTGAAGCGGGCTTCCTGCGTGGCGACTTCGGAGATTTTCATTAGCGGGTTGCCTCAGAGGTAAACGAGGATCGCAGGCTGTCTCATATTCTTCGCGGCTTGCTGGCGCTGCTTTCGCGCGCTCCCACCGCGCGCGGCGCCGCCGACCCATGCCTCAAGGGCAGGGGCCGCGCCTTCAGGAACCGCATATGTGAACTTGATGAGCGCCACATTCGAGAAGCGGGCTTTCGCCATCGCGGCGACCGCCTCGTAAACATGGCCCGGCGCATAGCCTTTCTTGCCGCGCTCGATCTTGCGCGCATACGGCACGAGCGACATGAACATCACCTCGCGCGCGCCGGCGGCTTTAAGGGGGTCGGTAATCTCGACCCCGTCTGCATAGATCGCCCGCAGCCTGCGGTAGTCGCCGCTCAGGCGAGGGCCTGCATTGGCGAGCAGCCCGTCGATGTACGCGATCACGCCCGGGACCAGATCCCACCGCGCGACGATCTCGCTCGTCTCTTTGACCCCGGCGAGACTTTCGGTCTCGCGCCCGTCCACAAATGTCCGGTAATGGACATCGCGGCCGAGCATGGCGTCATTCGCGCGATCGATCTCGACGATCGATCCCCTCGCCATTTCAGCGAAGGCTTTCGCCCGCGTCTCAGGCGAGAAGACCCCGTTACCGGCGAAGACGACATTGCGACTGATGACCGGGAATTTGACACTCGCGGCCATCAGCTATTCGCCTTGTTCGTGCGCTTCAGATACGGGGCATCGAGGCTTCGGATCAGTTGCAGGAAGCGCGCGAACTGGTCGGGATCATCCACCCCGAGTCGCTGCGCGTAGCGATCAATCGCCGAGAACGGGATTGCCCCGATTCCCCCCATGCTCACCGGCCGATCCGACCCAAGCTCCCAAAACGCCGACCAGACGAATTTGAGGTAGGGATCGATCTCCGGCCGGCTGTCCATCGCCTTCATTGCCGCCGGGTTCCCGGCGCCGGCTTCCTCCGCGAGCCAATTCTCCGCCTCGCTGTAAGCCAAGGCCCATTCAAGGGCCTCAATCAGTTTTTTGAGGCGTCCTCGGCCTCGGCGATCTCATCTTCGCCCACGACCCCCGCCGCCCATTCCACAGCGTTTCTGAAGGCGATCAGGGAGGGGTCGCTCAGGATTTCCAGTGCCCGGGCCTTGGTGATGGGAAGGGGGCTTCCATCCTCATCCTCGAGGCCGGCCCAACCGACGAGCACAGTCTCGGCCAGCAGCTGCGCATTGATCGCATCCGCCGTCGCCGTATCGAGCCCTTTGATCCGCTCGACCCGGGGAACCTCGGCGACCAGCTTGTTCCGCAGGCGCCGGCAGTCGGTATTATCGAGCCCGCGCACCTTCAGTCGAACCCCGGGCAGGATGTGGTCGACAGGAACCCATCGACCGACCTCGATTGCCTCGGCGTTAACCGCTATTTCCCTGAGCTTCATTTGTGCTGGCTTTCTTCGCTGGGGGAGCGGCGCCGGCGGCTTTCGCCAGCGCCTTGTCGATCACCATCTTTCCGAATTCGTCGGGAACCTCCACGACAGCGCGTTCGAGAAAGAGGGTGTTTTCTTCGGCGGCCTCGTCGGGCCGACCGTAGAAGCTCTGGACGACTTCGATCTTCATCACGCCACCGCCTTGTCGATCTTGATGGTGCCGTTGGCGCCGTCATAAACGGCGGTGAAGCCGAGCGTCGCCAGCACGGGGCCGCTCCCGGCCTGCGAAATGCTGCCTTCCTGAAAATAAACCTTCGGCATCGTGAAGGTGTATTTTTTGCTCGTCACTGTGCCGACCGTGAACGCCATCGAGCCGGAGCTATGGGCGAGGAACGCCGCCAGCGCGGTATTCGTCTCGAATAGCGTTTCGATCGAGCCCGTCACCTCGATCATGTCGAAGGCATTGCCGAGCCGGGTCAAGCTGCCCACCGCATTGATCGGCGTCAGGGGATGCTTGATCGACATTTTCAGCGACCGGATCGACGGCACCGGCGAAAGCCCGACAAGCGAAATGCTCCCAACGCCGAGGGCGTTATAGTATTCCTCGGTGTTCACCGCCGCATAAGTCGCGCCGGAAATCAGCGACGTCGCATAGGCACCCGCCTTGCCTTGCACATTGATCGTCGCCTCCATCAGTCCGCGCGCGGCGACGCTGATATCCATCGACTCGATCTCGACGCCAGTGAAGCGGATGTAATTCGCGGCCGTGCCGGTGATCTTTTCCTCGAACGTCTTGGGAAGGATATCGCGACCATTCCAGGCAGTGTTTGTCGTGAAGGACGACTTCCGAATGGCGGCGAGCAGGAACGTCTCGAATGCGCCGCCGTAACTCGGAACCAGCGAATAGGAGCCGCTCGCATCCTGCCCGAACTGGACGAGATCCACGGGGTTCGCATGTGCCGAAAGCTGACGGATCAGTTCCGTCTGCTTCGTCGCATTCATTCCAGAACCCTGAAGGACGCGCGCATAGGCAAAGGATGGCGTTGCGGGGGTCGTGCCCCATGTGACTTCATCCACGACGGCGACGTCGCGCTGCAAACCAGAAGCAAAGGTCATTTCATTCTCCG